TCGCCGCGAATCTCGACCCCGCCGCGCTCGACAGTATTGCCGAAGCAGCCGCATCCATCGGCAGTCTCCAGACCCAGATCAACGGAAAAGCCACAGCCGCACAAGGTGCCAAGGCCGACACCGCACTCCAGCCCGAGCCGGTCAACTATCTCGGAGCCTACGACAATGGAGGCGACTACTATCCCGGCCAAGTCGTCAGCTACAACGGCGCGCTCTACGTCCGCACCGGCGAACCTAATCCAGGCTACCCACCCGGCACCAGCTATTGGGCCGCATTCGATCCCGCCGCCTCGCCCGCATTCAAGCTCTGGGTTGAACTCTCCAAGGCCGACAAGCTCCACACGCACGCGGCAAGCGACATCACCGACTTTGCCAGCGCCGTCGTAGCAGTCTCGCCGCCTGTCGATTGGTCCAGCCTCACAGGCAAACCCGCAACCTTTGCGCCATCCGCTCACACGCACCCCGCGACAAGCATCACTGGCCTCTCGGACTTCATCGTAGCCTCAGCCCCCGGCCTTTCGATCACCACGACCACGCACACCGCAGACGGCCTCACAGACACCTACTCAGTCGGCGGCCTCGCAAGCTCCGATCCCTCTGCCGTTCTCGTCTCGCTCAACGGCGTGACGCAAAACCCAGCGACCGATTACACGGTCAACCTCGCATCCGGCACCATCATTTTCGACGGCTATCCTGCTGCCGGCCAGCAGATCGTTTTCACCGCCTTGGGACTCCGCAGCGTCCAGCCGCCGATTGACCCGACGCTCTACCTTTACGCCTTCGACACCTCGGCCAACGGCCTCACGACCTACAGCGGGCGCCTGCTCAATACCGACCGCCCTGCCGCTCCAGCCCTGCCAGAGACCGCCACAAGCTGGACTATTAAACGCAGCACGCTCTCAGCCGCCGGCCGCGTGCTCGCCACTGCCACCGCCACAGGCTCATGGCTCAACAGGGAGACTCTCGCATTCGCATGACAACAATCACCGAGAGCAACCTCAGCCAAAGTCTCGACCTCTCCAGCTTCACGCTCGTCCTGCCAGAAGAGACGAACGCGATTGTCGAATATCCCGACCGCTCCGCCTTTCCGAGCACCGGCCGCACTAAGCGTCTCTACGTCGCGCTCGATACCGGCCTCCCCTGGCGATGGAGCGAAGCGGCGAGCAGCTACGCGCTCCTTATCCCAGTCGTGGACTGCGGAACTTTTTGACACTCACCCCAGCAACGTAACCCAAACCACCAACACCAAAAAAACACATGGCTAATCCCATCCTCAAAATCAAACGCGGTTCCGGCACGCCGGTCTCGCTTCAAGTCGGCGAAGTTGCATTCGACACGACAAACAAATCCTTTTTCATCGGCACAGCCGAAGGCGTCCTGCCAATCGGCGGCGAGCACATCTTCGCTAAGAAGACCTTCGTTTCTGACGCAGTAGCAGCCGAGGCACTTTTGCGTTCGAACTCGGATTCCAGCATCACCACATCGCTGAATAACGAGGTCACACGGGCCACCTCAGCTGAAGGCGTCATCGCTGCGAACCTCGCCCAAGAGCTCCTCGACCGGGCTTCGGCAGTCAGCTCCGAAGCCTCCGCTCGCGTGTCCGGCGACAATGCATTGGACGGCAAAATCACGACTGAGAAAGGCCGCATCGATGCGATCCTCTCCGCCTCATCCGCTGATAAAGACACCTTCGCGGAAATCGTCACCCTCATCAATTCGGTCGACCTCACAAACGACAACGCGCTCGCAGCCGCCATCCTCTCGATCAACAACGCGATCGACGCAGAGGCAGCCAGCCGCGAATCCGGCGACGACGCTCTCGACCTGCGTGTTGATGGTGTGGTGTCGGCAGCTACCGCGCTGACCACCAGAGTTTCCGCAGCCGAGCAAGACATCCTTGACGAAGTGGCAGACCGCCAGAGCGCGATCTCCGGTGTGCAGGCAAATGTCGATTCCGAGGCCAGCACAAGAGCCGCCGCGATCGTGACCGTCACCGGCCTCGTAACAGCCGAAGCCTCCACACGTGCGACAGCCGACACATCGTTGTCGAACCGCATCACGAGCTTGGAAGGCGTGTCCAGTGACAGCCGCCTCACATCCCTCGAGGCAGACGTGGCCGACCACGAAAGTCGTATCTCCGCGATGGAGAGCGTCATCGATGGCGGAACTTACTAAGACCGCAACCACTCCCCGGCGGGGCGCTCCATAGCGCCTCGCCAAGCGGGGGGAGTCTAAAAAAATCCGCCGAATAAATCCGCCACATGGCAACTCAAATCGTCCCGAAAAAATCCTCAATCGCCGGCCGTATTCCGACCAGCGACCAGCTCGGCATCGGAGAGATCCTCCAAAACCTCACCGACCGCTGCCTCTACTCCAAAGACGCCGCCGGTAATGTCTACCGCATCGGCACTCGTCCCGTGCCCGATAAAGTCGAAGTCTTCGACATCATCGGCAACCATCTTTTCTACGGCAAACTCGCCTACTCCGATTTCCCAAACAGCGGGTCCATCTACGACTCCCCACTCTGGGACATCGCCCGCACCACCACAGACGCCAACGGCAATGTGACCGCCGAAGCCTCGGCACTCGGAGCCTGGAATAACCGCAGTTCACTCCAATTTTCTTAAACCAAAAAATCCAACACCATGAACGCTACCAACCCCATCGAAATCAACGGCAAATCCTACGACAAATTCTCGCTCAATTTGGCCATATCGGGCCGGTATGAGAGTGACGGCAGCCAGAACGCTTGTATCAACTTGCTCCTCACGCCTACACGCATCGAGGCGGGCGAGGTCGTCACCGCGCCAGAATTCGCGATCAGCATCCTGCGAGGTAGCTTCTCCGAGATCGCAGACCCCGCCGAGCAAACCGCCGTCGCCGCGATTCAAACCGCTCTACAAACCCTAATCAGCACGAAAGGACTTTAAGACATGGCACTCATCGTATCTGCCGCAACCGGCAATTTTAATGCGGGAGCAACATGGGTGGGTGGCGTTGTTCCTACCGTTGGCGACGAGGCGCGTGCCTCGACGGGTCACACTATCACTATCAGCGCAAATGCAACTTGTTACGAAGTTTCAAACGCAGGCACAGGCACATTTATTTTAGCGAGCGGAATAACACTCACAGCAAATGTGACTAATAAATCTTCCAGCACATCAACTTGCGTGCAGTTTACTGCCGCAACTCCAGCCTCGGGATCGATAATCGGTAACTGCACCGGCGGATCGGTCCCTAATACCCCTGCCGCAGCCAATACATCAAGCGGGACATTAAACATCACAGGCAATTGTTTGGCTCCCCACCAATTTTGTCATGGAGGCACTAACACCTCGACTGGAACATTAAATATCACAGGGAATTGCACTGGTGGCGGTCTTTCTCAACAATCACACGGGGTTAATAACAACTCCACTGGAACATTAAACATCACAGGAAATTGCACCGGTGGGACATCTCCAAGTGGCAGCGGATCATTTGGTGCTAATAACAACTCCACCGGAACATTAAACATCACAGGGAATTGCACCGGTGGATCGGGGCTGTCCTGCGCAGGAGTTTCAAATGCTACGGGAACGGCTACAATAACTGGCAATGTTGTTGGTGGGTCGGGATCGACCTGCATTGGGGTTTCAAATACTTCTACGGGAACGACGAGTATTTTTGGGACGGCGACAGGGGGAGCGACTGCTACTTCGACCGGAGTAAGTAATTCAACTACTGGCACTGTATATTTGACTCGCGCAAAAGGCAATGCCTACGGACCCGGCAACACAGCCGGATTAGCCGCCTGCGTTGGCGCAAGCAATGCTGGACTCGGAGTCATCGAAATCCAAGAATTGGAATACGGCACATTCGGCCAATCGCCAACAAGCGGCACATGCATCCGCCTCAAGAAAGCTGGAAGCAATGTCGCCGTCTTCAACTACTGCGACACCGCAGGCGCAAAGACCCTCATCGACGCCACGCAAAACGCCGCGATGCCAGCCGCCACCGATGTCCGCAACGGGGTGAGCTACGCGAGTGGTGCTCTCAGCGG